AAAACAACCAATTTAACAAATTACAAAATGAAAATGCAATTTGGGGATCAAACCCCCATCGTAGTGAAGAAAGCGAAGGGCCACAGCAATGTGGCACAGAAGAGAAGTACTATCAAACCGGACGGCGTCGAATATGACGGCCACACCAAGTACGACTCCGAAGTTGCCTTCGCGAACATCCGGGCGTCAGCCAATGTTTGCCGAGTTAAGGACGACCATGTGTCTAGCATGGGAGTCGTGCGCGGGCCAATATTGGCTGGAGTTCCCATCACCGTCCCGAGCAATACAGCGGGGGCCACTGCACATGCCATGAAGAAGCGTTGTGATTACGCTCCATGTGTTCCAGACATGACTAATTTCATGCTTGGTCACAAGCTTCTCATGGAAAAGTTCGATCCGCTCGATACAATTCGAGTCGATAGCGAGCTGGTGAACAAGTACATTGGTACATGTTCACCGGGCAAGGCAGAGAAGCTCCTCCGCGCTTTTGAGAGCGGAGAGTACAAATTTGATGGGAACACTAAGCATGTGTTCGCGAAGCAGGAAGTCCTTCTCAAGGATCATGGAGCCCAGCCTAGGGTTGTTTATCAGGGTACAGACATGTACAATCTCCTGACAGGCTGTGTTGCAGTTGAGCTGCAACGAAGAATGAAAGAGGTGTTCAGCAGGCGTAATCCTAAGAACACCGGCAACGTGGTGATTTTCGCCTGTGGAGTTTCCGGAGAGGAACTCGGCGATATCATCCATTCGACTCCAGGTGAAGTCCTTGAGAGTGACATGGAGAACAACGATGGGAGTCAAGGTGCTGAACTTCGCCGACCAGAGGCGATGTTTTACGCAAAGTTGGGGGCTCCAATGTGGTACGTGAGGGAATTTGCTAAGAACACATCCGTGCGTGTGTGGACTCGATATGGGATCGAGGCTACTGTCAATGGGGGAAGGTGGTCCGGTGAGACGACCACCACCCCGGGGAATTCGTATGTGGGAATGGCTGGTGTCTTGGCTGCGGCGTGGAACGCCCAAGTCACCAAAAGCGTACAGGTGCATGGAGGGGACGATTTTTTGGGGATTTATGCGAGTAAGGACGTGGAGGCTATCAAAGAGCAACTCCCTCCGACCATTTCATCCTTCGGGATGAAGGCGAAGGTGGCACTGCCCCTCACTCGCGCACATGGCACTTTTTACAGGAAGCGCTATGTATCCGATATCAGAAAGACTCGTCCAGTACCCCAGTTTGGGCGCGTTCTGGCTAAGCTGAACGTGAGAGCCAACTTGAACACACAAGTTGGCGACCGGGAATACATGGCAGGGAAGTACTACTCTGCCGCGTATGAACATCGGTTCGTGCCCATTTTGAGTAAGCAGTTGGTGCAGGCCGCTCAGGAGATGAGCGAAAAACCCTATTTCGACGAAAGGATGACAAAGTTAGCCGAAATGGGGTCCGTGAAGGAGATCGTGAGCAAGGTGGAGAGTGCTGATTGCATCGACGAACATGCGTTCTCGGACTTTTTGCAGGGTGTATACGGGATCGGGCTTGAGGATCTCGTGTATGAGTACGGGCGTGCTGCCGATGGGTGCAAGGCGTGGCTTGACGGCTACACCTATGTTGACAAGAGAGGCAAGCACAGGACTAAGGCGCCACCCCCTGTGACAAAGTTAGGTGGATCAACGATTGAGGCTCTTTTGGCTCACGACATGTAGACTACTAACTGTTAAAAACCTTCGATGTGAGTAACTGCTCTTAGTGAAC